ACCGTTCCGTCCCAAGCCTGAGTGGGTTAACAAACCTGACGTGGCCCTTCCCCGTGAGGCGTTCTACAGTGCCGTGTTCACCTCCATGCTTCTCGAGGGGTCAGCATTCATTCGCGTGTTCGCGAACCGACGAAATGAGGTAGTGAACCTTGTCGTCCTGAACCCACTCACTGTCGAGGTGAAACGAAACGGTCTAGGGTTCCTCCAGTTCAACGTCGAGGGCGAAACCGAACCACTCACCTCCGACGACATCATCTACATCCCTGACCTTCTGAAGCCTGGTCAGGTTCGAGGCATTTCACGTGTGTCAGCACTGAAGGAATCGTTTGGTCTGTCACTCGCTTTGGAGCGTTGGGCACAGACCTTCTTCGGACAAGGCACCACCATGGCAGGCGTGATCGAGTTCCCAGGTGCACTCACGGAACAACAGGCCACTGACTTGCGTCGTGGATTTGATAATTCCCACACTGGTTGGAAGAAGTCACACAGGACCGGTGTCCTCAGTGGTGGTGCAACCTTCAAGCCGACACAGGTGGACGCTGAACAGTCACAGGTCATCGAGGCGCGTCGCATGGCGGTCGAGGATGTCGCCAGGGCATTCAACATTCCACCACACCTCATGGGACTCCCAGGCACGAACACCTTCGCGTCAGTCGAAGAGAACAACCGCAACTGGGTGACGACGAACCTGAGGCCACTGGCATCGAAGGTCGAATCGGCCATGTCTGTCCTCATGAACCGTTACCGTGGAGGCACCGAAGCATTCCTACGGTTCAACCTCGAGGGTCTGCTACGCGGTGACCTCGACGCCAGAACCAACGCCTACTCACGCATGATTCAAATGGGTGCCATGTCTATCAACGATGTGCGCATCCTCGAGGACATGCCACCGGTCGACTCCGACGCCGCACGTCAACCACGTGTCCCGTTGGCAAATGTCAACATCGACGACTCGAACGTGAAGGCTCAGATGGAGCGCGTGAAAATGGTGCAGGCCTTGGTCTACGCAGGGTTCTCACCTGCCGAGGCTTTGCAGGCTATCGGTCTGCCACCTATCGACCACACTGGTCTGCCGTCAGTCCAGTTGCAGGGTGTCGCACAGGTCAACCCTGAGGACACCGGTGCCCCTTATGAAGACAAGGTGACCTAATGCCAATCAGAAACGCACTCATCACACTTTCTGACACGACTCCCACACAGATTGTTGGAGCCGACAACATGCCTCACGATGTCATCCTGCACAACATGACAAAGTCATCGAACGAATACATTTTCATTACTGGGTCATCGGCTACCGCTGGCACATCAACTATCCACATGGACCCAGGTCAGACCTTGTACATGACATTGCAACCCGATGATGAGATTTGGGCAGTATCTGACCCAGATGGCCTCGAGGTAGGTGTCCTCGACATTAGGAAGAACGACTAGCGTGCCCTACTTCATCACCGATGAGTCACCTGACTGTCCAGCATGGGCCGTCGTAAAAGAGGACGGCGAAGTCGTAGCGTGTCACGAAACTGAGCAGGACGCCATCGACCAGATGGTCGCGATCAGTATTGCTGAGGACATGGAACCAGGTGGCACCTATCAGGGCCGTTCTGAGAAACGTGCAGAACCAGGCGAACTGGTCATTGGCGACTTCGTCGAATGGGACTCGAGTGGTGGCATGGCACGCGGTCGCATCGAACACATCATGACTGAAGGCGTTCTAGGTGTACCTGACAGTGACTTCAGTATCAACGCTACTGAGGATGACCCAGCCGCACTCATTCGTATCTACCGAATCGAGGAAGAAGAAGGTGAGTCATACTGGCACGAAACAGAAACGCTAGTTGGTCACCGCTTCTCCACACTGACAAAGATTGAACCACTGACACGTGCTATCCGTCAGGTGAACCTGGTACCACCTGCCTACATGAGGGCCGCGGCACGTCAAGGCCTCCGATACTACGAACAGGGTCTAGCAGGGGATGGTCTGGCAGACAGAACTGTCACTGAGGCACGCCAGATGGCCCGTGGTGACGCGCTCACACCTGACAAGTGGGTTCGGATTGCGGCGTGGATTGCACGCCACCTAGTGGACCTGGACGCCCCAAGCGCTAAACCTGACAGTGACGATTACCCGTCACCTGGAGTTGTGGCACACCTTCTGTGGGGTTCTGGCCCGTCAAAGCGTGCCGCACGCCGTGCGATGGAATATGCTGAGGGCGTGGTTGGTAGAATTGAAGCAGAGAACCAAGACCGTAGCAGTGCAAAGGGTGAGGCAGTGAAGAAACTAGAAACTCGCACACGTCCAGTGGACTTCGAAATCCGTGAACTGGAGGACGGTGGTCTACGCTTCGAGGGGTATGCGGCAGTGTTCAACAGCCGGTCTGAGGACCTGGGTGGGTTCACTGAGTTCGTGGCACCTGGCGCATTCAAGCGATCACTACGGTCACGCAACGATGTGAAACTTCTGTTCGACCACAACCCAGCGAACGTGCTGGCGTCGACCCGTGCAGGCACGATGACCGTGGAAGAGGATGCCCGTGGTCTGAAGGTGACCGCTGATTTGGCTCCGACAACTTTAGGGCGCGACGTATCGGTCCTGGTTAAACGTGGGGATATAGATTCCATGTCCTTTGGTTTCAGTGTCATCCGTGACTCATGGAACGACAACGGTACTGAGCGCACACTACACAGTGTCAGATTGCTGGAGGCAAGCATCGTCAGTTGGCCTGCCTACACAGGCACCGCTGGAACAGTATCGGTTCGTGGACTCGACCGCATCGCCAGGTCAGCCGAGGTAGACGCTGACCAACTTGCTGACGCCATCCTGAAACTGGAGGAAGGCGCTGACATGAGCATCGACGATGTCAACCTACTGTCCAAGGTCATCGACCAACTGAAGCCTGAGCAGGCTGAACCTGAGGCGACACCCTCTGAGGACAACAGTGCTGACATGCTGGCACTGAAGAAGAAGAAGATACAACTATTGGAGTTGCTAAATGGCTAACAGACAACAAATCGTTCAGACCATCCTGAGGGTCGCCGGTAACCCAGAGAACGGTGTCATCAAAGACTTGGCAGGACCGATTGCTGACGCGATTGTCGCGTTGGATGAGCCTGAGGTCAAAGCGTATGACCCAGTGAAGGAAACCCGAGTCATTAAGGCTTCTGAGAAGCGCTGACGGGTTGCCCTGCCGACTTCTCCCTTCTAGTCGGCAGGGTTCCTTCATGCCTAGTCGACGATGACTGGGTGTCCGATGACTGAGTAGACCTGGGCAAAGACTGTGTCAAAAGGCTGACGACATTCTGATGTGATGCCGATGCCTGAGAAGGGTCCTGCCATGGGTGAGTTCCATGAGTACCCATCTGGCAGTACCACCTCCACGTGAGTGTGTGCGAGGTTGCAGTCGTCACATGCTTTGTAGACGATGCTGAGTTCGGCGTTTTGGATTTTGGTCAGGTCGACTAGTTGTTCGCGTGCGGTCTTCATTGTGGTTCCCTTCTAGATGATGTCGTCGATGTCGAATGCGATGTGGACGTTGGTGATGTCGATGTGGTTGCCGTCACTGTCGATGGCGGTCGCGGTGCTGGTCATCATGTCTGGTCCCCATACCTCGAACTGGAGTTCGGTGATTCGGTAGGTGTGATCTTCGGTGAGGCCTTGGCCTCCGATACGGCAGACACGGTCCCAGAGGGACCATGCCTGTTCGGTTGCGGTGCTCATGTGGTTGTCCCCTTATGCTTTCTTGGCGTTCCAGGTGCTGGTGAAGCGCTTGTTCCCTGGTGACTTGACCTGGATTCTCTTGCTTTCACTGTTCAGCGTGTCAGCGTGTGCGACTGCTTCTTCGTAGGTTGCGAAGGTGTCTGAGTACTTGGTGCTGATGGTTTCCATGTGTCCACGCTTGGGACGTGAGTGGTAGGTCACGTCGACGGTCTGGACGCGGAACTCTGAGCCGGTTTGGAAGGATTCGGTTGTGTAGTTCATTGTGGTGCCTTTCTCTCGGTTGCTGATGACTCTACTGTATATGACTAGACACAACGATGTCAAGTACATACGACGCAAACGACACACCACCTTCTACAATAGAAACATCGGAAGTTCGTTAGCGATGCCGAACGGTTGAGCGTCATCCGCCACCACATCCATATCCATTCCAACCATTGGAGAAATATCAATGTCTGAGTTCATCAAGCGCTCAGAGGAGTCCCGTGCCAACCTCGTTATGCAAATGCGTGACGTGATTGACTCTGCAGAGGCAGAGGGCCGTGGGATCGACTCTGAGGAAATGAGAAAACTGGACAACCTTGAGGCAGAGTACCAGCGTCACTCTGAGGCCATCGAGGTTGCCCGTCGCAACGAAGAGCGTGCCCATGAGGCATCTGAGGCCGCTGGTTCGTTCATGCCCAAGGAAGAGTCGCGGTCTGCCGCTGACATTTTCCGTGCAATGGGACGCGGTGAGGTTCGTGAGCACAACTTCGGCTTCGAGTCCCGTGCGACCCTTGTCCCTTCGGTCAACACTGTTCCCGTTGATTTCCTCGACCAGGTCTTCCTCAAGGCACGCCTTGTCGGACCCTACCTCGAGGTTGCTGACGTAATTCAGCGTTCCTCCGGTGCAGATTTGCGCATCCCTGTGATGACCGCTTACTCCACCGCGGCTGAGTACTCGGCTGGTTCTGCTATTGCAGAAAGCCAGCCCACGTTCTCCAGCCTTCTCATCCAGCCCACCAAGCAGGCGTTCCTCAGTTCGATTGCGAACGAACTGCTCATGGACTCTGGATTTGACATCGAGGGCACCATCGCTGACCAGGCTGGAAACGCAATCGGCACCCGTGCCAACGCCGTCATCCACGCCGCGGTCGTCGCTGTTGCAGGTTCCGGCATCACCGCTGGTACCACCAACGCGATCACCGCTGACGAACTCATCGAATTGGCCTTCTCGGTCGATGGAGCAGTTCGTCGCCTCGGTTCGGCATACATGGTCAGCACCTCGACCGCTGGAGCAATCCGTCGCCTGAAGGATGGGTCTGGAGCATACGTGTTCGAACCCATCACCGGTGGTAACGGTGTGAACGGTGCAACCAACGCAACTTGAACCATCCTCGGATTCCCCGTGTATGAAAACGCGGCCGTTGCAAACATCGCCACTGGGACCAAGCCGGTCTTCTTTGGTGCATGGGACCAGGTGAAGGTTGCCACCACTGGACTGGAGGTCGCCACTTCTGTGGACTACGCCTTCAACCAGGATGTGACCACCTACCGGTTCACCTACCGTCTGGGCGCGGCAGTCACTGACGCCAGCCACATCAAGTACCTCGAAATGGCCTAGCCTTTCGACACTGCAGAAACCCTCGTCAGTCTCAGTGGCTGACGGGGGTTTTCTGTATGCTAGGCGTCATGCCAAAGTATGAGAGAATTCCGAACGCCGCTTTGTCCTTAATTTCGAACACACCTGGTACTAGTACGGGGTATGGGGTTCAAGCCCAGTACCTGGTCGACCGTCTAATGCGTCACGGTGTCAAGACCGCCGTCCAATCCAACTACGGCCTCGAGGGTCTGTTCGACAAGATACGAACCAAACACGGTGACGTGATGCACTACCCAAAGGGCTTCAAACCCTACAGTGACGATGTCATCCCCATCTGGGCGAAGGATTGGGAAGACAAGAACCCTGGACTGAACCACGCAATCATGACACTGTACGACGTGTGGGTGTACAAGAACCTGAAGTATGACGGCCCCATCATCGCCTACGTCCCACTCGACCACATCACTATCCCACCGATGGTGAAAGAGTTCCTGCAACGCGACAACGTGACACCTGTGGCGATGTCACCGTTCGGCAAGCGCATCATGGAGGACCGTGGCATCGAGTGTCACTACGCGCCACATGCGTTCGACGCCAAGGTATATAAGCCGACATATAAAGTCGACGGTGTTCCGACACGTGAGTTCATGGGTTTGACCGATGAGCACTTCCTGGTCACCATCGTCGCGGCGAATAAATCTAACGGGATACTGCACCGTAAAGCCATATCCGAACAGTTGTTCGCATACTCCCTGTTCAAGAAGAAGCATCCTGAGGCGCGACTGTACCTGCACATGGAACCGTCTGCAGTGTTCGGAGGCTTCAACATCCCACGCCTTCTCGAGGCGATCGGCCTGGATAAGAACGATGTCATATTCCCTGACTCGACTCTGCTACGTGTGGGTTACCCACCTGAGCATCTGGCCGCGTTCTACACCGCGTCAGACGTGGTCATGAACGTCACCTATGGGGAAGGTTTTGGCGTGACCAGTATCGAGTCACAGGCCTGTGGTGCCAGACTGCTCACCTCATCATGGACGGCGTCACCTGAACTGGCAGGACCAGACTCCTATCTTTGCGATGGAGAACCGCTATGGGATGAACTTCAAGGCGCGTTCTATATGCGACCCACACTGTCGTCGATGGCCCAGGCGTTGGAGGCAGTCTACGAACAACCACGTGGCATCAGTCACGTCAACATCGAGTTCGCGAAGCAGTTCGAGGTGGAGCACGTGTGGGACACCTACTGGTTGCCGTTCTTCTTGGAGTTCTACGGTGAAACTTTCCCAACTGGCTGACATCCATCAGGGTGAAACCATCTGGGTGTTCGGCTCAGGTGCCACCGTGCAGTTCCTCGACCCAGCGTTCTTCGATGACAAGGTGTGTGTGGCGACGAACCTGATTACTGAGCACTTCCCCATAAAACGCTTTTATCAGTTCACTCACTACCATCCTGCAGTGAAGCGTGTGTTGGGTGACCCTGGGCTTGTGGCGGCCGTCACTCATGACCTGTGTTCGACACGCTGGTCAGGCACACAGTTCTATGGTGAGGGTGAATGGTGTTTCGGCAACCCACCACCTGAGAATGTCGTCATCAACACGCTCACACAAACCGAACCACTAGGGTCATCGTGGGACCCAGCACGCCACAACCGGAAGGATGAGTTAGCGTTCGGCTCATCGTCTATACATGGGTCTATACATTTGGCCGCACACATGGGTGCCAAACACATCGTTCTAGTGGGTGCAGACTGTGGCACCATCGACCACATGCACCGTGTCGAGGGATACCCTGCCGGTCACACACCCTGGCAGTTGTATAACAACCACCTGATTGCGATGAAGCGTTGGATTGGTGACACATATGGGGCGACC